TCAAGCGAGATCCACTTCTCGTCGGCCAGGGCGGTGGCCGTCACCAGCTCGCCCGTGGACGAGTCGACCAGCAGCTCCGCCCGCCGGCATGCCTGCTCCTCGGCGTCTTTGAACCAGCCGACGACGCGCGCGTCCGGCCAGAGGTACGGCTGCGCGGTGTCGTCCGCCCAGACGCGGAACTCGCTGATCAACTCCCGCAGGGTCACGTCAGGCGGACTCTGCGAGGATTTTCCGGAGCCAGGCGTGACCGTTCGGGTTGCGGTCCTCGACTACCGTGAACGGGTAGAGCAGCGCCGTGTGCATGAAGAGCTTGTTGTAGCGCTGGGGATCGGTGTTCTGAAGGTCCTGCGAAAAGGATTGCCGCTTGGCGCGCGCCAGGCGCTCCACGTACTTGCGCTTCACGACCACCTGCTCGCCGCGCTTGATAAACACCTGCCGCCCGTTGACCGACACGCAGATCGGATCTTCGGCGTTGGGGTCCGTACTCTCGTTGACGATGATGGTCATTGGCTCTTCGAGGAACGCGAGGCGGGCCGCCTTGTCGCCGGCTGACGGGCCTTCAATGACCTCGAGCGCTGGCCGCGACACTTCCGCGTCACCGTCCAGCGAGATTTCGAGGGCGGCCGACTGGCCGATCTGTTCGCCGCGGGTGTCGAGTTCGCGGTTTCGTGCGGGTCTTGCCATGGAGGATCTCCAAAAAAAAGGGCGCCGAAGCGCCCAGAACGTCGATTAGACGTGGGGAGGTTTTGGTTAGGTGACGGCGTTGCTGAACGGCGTCGTCTCTGCCCCGGACTCGGTGATGCGGCCGTTGATGGCCCAGTAGCCGGCCTTGATGTCGACCAGGGTGAAGCGGTCGCCCACCTTGCCGCCGGTCGTGGAGCCGTTGAGGCTGATCTGGTCGTCGTTGGTCGCGGGCTCCCAACCGAGGATGGCGTTCGACGCGTTGTCACTGGACAGCATCACGCCGCCGGCGAGCTGGTCTGCGGCCACACCCACCTTGACGATGTGCGCGTTGGTGGAGGCCGCGACTGTGACAATGAACTCGTATTCATTGCCGGAGCCCGTCGCGGCTGGCAGCGTGCAGACGGAGCCTGACGCCGTGTCGAGCGCAATCAGCTTGCCGCTGTGCTTGCGTGGGTCGAGTCGCAGGGTGGAGCCGGCCGGCACCAATCGCTTCTCGTCGTGGATGACGGCGCCAGGCGACAGACGGAGAATCTGGCCAATGCTCAGATCCTTCACTCGTTTCCAAAGCAGGTTCATCGTTATGCCCTCAAGAATCGGGGCGCTCGAGGCGCCCCTTTCGGGTTGTAGTAAGGGGTCTGCTGGAGAGGCTTACGCCGTCAGCGGAGTGACCGGCGGAGCGAACACGCTGTAGAACGTGTCGATCACATCGGTCGCGCCGAGATCGGTGGTGCCACAGGTGAAGGTCGCCGCATTCTGGCACTTCACCTTGAGGTAGCCGATGGCGCACTTGCCGTCATCCGGAAGCGGCCAGTGCAGGACGACGTTGCCGGCCGCGAGATCCGCGTTCAGCTCTTCGTCGCCCTTCTTCATCGACACGGTGCCGCCGGAGTCCACCTGGACGCAGTACAGGCAGGTCGTGAGCGCCGCCTGCGCTGCCAGCGCGGTCATCGCGATGTTGTCCGCGTCCGCCTTGTGGTAGAGGATGCCGTCGATCACGTAGTCGATGCCGGCGCCGTTGGGGGCGGCAATCGCCATCGTGGCCGAGTTGGTGCCTTCGGCGAGGGCCGCGCGGGACAGGCAAAGGGTGCCGCCGCGAATGCCAAGGATGTTGTCGAACATGATGTCTCTCTCCTGAATCAGAAACGAGAAAGGGGCCTTTCGGCCCCTTCGCGTGAGGGTGTTACGGGGTCAGTTACGCCAGGTCGTCGACGCCGACCTCGAGGACGGCCATCCAGCCCTGGTTGAGGATCACGGACGACATCCAGAACTTCGCGCCGATGTAGCCGCGCTGCCCCAGCGGGTCGTTCTTGTCCTTCTGACCCGGCGGGATCCACGTCGGATCCAGCGAGTTGATGCCGCGCAGCGCCACCTGACCCCACGCATCCTCGGCCACAATGATCATCGGGTAGACGTCGATGTTCGTGGCGTTGGCCGCGTAGAGGCCGGTGACGCCCACCGCGGCGCCGCCGGCGAGATACGGGGAAAGTTCCGGCGACAGGATGAAGCGGAAGGACTCGACGGAGCCGATTTCCATTTCGTGGACCGGCTTGCGGTTGCCGTACTCGGCGACGTGCTTGAAGCCCGTCAGATCGCGGATGTCCGCTTCGCAGTCGGTGTGGCAGAACACCAGCCAGGACGCTTCCACCGGGGCGGTCGCGAAGTTCGGGCTGGCGGCGAGGATGCCCGTGACCATCTTGCCGTGGTTGGCCTTCAGGTTGCGGGTGATCTGGCGCAGCTTGGTGATCGTCACCTTCTCGTCGACGGTGTCGCGCGAGGTGCCGCCCGCGTAGTAGGCGTTGGTGCCGGCCTTCAGGGTGCCGTAGCGGATCATTTCGCGGACGAGGCCCATGCGCTCGCCGGTCTGCTTCTTCATTTCCGCCGGGACGTCGTCCTCGTACAGGTCGACGGTCTTGTCGGTGACGGCGTAGAGGCATCCGTACTGCTGAAGCGTGCAGGTAATGTCCTGCGGGGTCAGGCTGTCGGCGTCCGGGGTCACGCCTTCGGAGAGGACGTGAGCGTTCGCGGCGGCGCTCGGCCGGTTGATGGTGTTGGCGTTGGTGGACGCCGCGCCGTAGGGCAGCCAGCGCCGGTAGACAACGGACTCGCCGCTGTTCTTCGGCATGCGCTTCTGCTGGCCGGTGATGCCCAGCACTTCGACCGGGATCGCGTGGGCCAGGATCTCGCCCTTGAGCTTGTTGATTCGGCCTTCGGCCGTGTTGTAACGGTGCATTGCGTCTCTCCTGAATCTGGATTACCGACGTGCAACGCTCCGGACTTCGTTGAATCCGGCTTCGAACGCTGCTTCGTCATTGGGTGTGCGGCTTGGGGGCGGTGCGCCCCGACTCGATGACGCGGGCTCGGCGGCACCAAGGCGTTTCGCCTTGCCTGCGGCTTCGCGCGCGACCTCCTTCTGCTTCCCGGCCCAGTCGTCGAAACGACGGAAGGTCGCAGCCAAGTAAAAAGGGTCGTTGCTTTCCTCAATCTGCTTCGCTTCTTCCGGGGGGACGGATTTCAGCCACTCCGCAAATTCGCTGGACGTGACCTTTTCCTCCCAGCCAGGGGCGGTGAAGTTGAGGAACTTCTCGTTCAGTGCATCCGTGTGCTTTTGCAGCTGCTGCTGCATGGCCTCTTCGCGCTCCTTCACCAGCGCTTCGATTGCTTCCCGGTCGACGCCGCCCGCACCAAGCCCACCGGCCTCGCGCAAGTCCTCGTCCAACAGGGAGGCAAGCTCCGGGAATTCCTCCCGGACGCGGTTCAGGCTGAGCTGTCGAGGCTTCGCGACTTCATCGAGTCGCCCCTTCAGCGAGCCGTAGGCGCCATGCACCTTGCGGATTTCCTGCTGCACAGCCGCGTCATGCTCAGTCAGTCGACGGTTGATCTCGGCCTGCATGCGCTCTTCGAACAGCCGATCCACCTCTTCTCGAGTCAGGTATTGCGGGGGCTTTTCGCCGTCGCTCTGCTCTTCGGTGGCCCGGAAGTCGTCATCGCGCGCCGAATCCCCGCTGGCCGGCGGTTCCTCGGGCTGACCTTCGCCATCGTCCTTGCCTTCATCACGCGCGGGCTCATCGCCGAAAGCGGCGGCGAACCCGGCAGCAAACGCCTCTTCGTCGGCTTGCGCCTGTTCGTTGGCCTGGTTGTCGGCTGCGGCCGCAACGGCAGCGTCATCTTCCTGGCCTTCGATGGGAGTCGTTTTGTCCGTCATGGGAGCCTCACACACGAAAAAGCCCGCACTGGGCGGGCTTCGTTACGGTTGACCAAGGCGGCGCGAGCTAGAACTCGTCCTCGTCGGTCACGATTGCTGGGGATGGGGAATCCATCGTCAGCAGAAACTTGATCTCCGCGATCTTGCCGCGGGTGGCCGCCGTCTCTTCNACGGACGCCGGCCTGTCATTCCGGACGCGCAGCTCTTCGAGGCGCCGCTCAAGGCGGGCTCGGATGCGTTTCCACGTCGGGGAATCCACGTCCGCCTGCGTGAGGACGGCGTTGATTCGATCGCTCATGCGGACGCCGCGGCAGCGCGACGCGAATTCTCGGCAGCGTTGCGCGCGTTGATGTCGAGCAGCTTCATCTCAGTCTGGTGGTCGCGGTCCTTGGCCTTCTCGTCGACCATGGCGCGCACCTTCTCGCGCTCGGCGATGAGTCGCGGATCTTCTTCGGGCGGGATTGCGTTCGGATCGCCGGGCATGGTTTCCATCCCGGGCAGCACGCCCTGCGCGGCGGCCAGCTCGGCCGGGTCCAGCTTGAAGCGCTTCGGGTCGAAGCGCCGGCTGCGAAGATATTCCTCGACGGCCTTCGCCGGCGACAGTTCGAACACCGGATCTTTCGCGACCTGGAGGATGCCGACAAGCTCTTGATTCTGAAGCTCGCGCTCGACCAGCGTGCTCGAGCCGCGGCCTCTCACGCAGTAGTCGCCCTTCTCGCTCTCGTCCGGGCCGTACTCCATCAGCCACTGGTAGTACCGGGTGACGTGCGGGATGGTGATCTGCTCGTCGAACATGATGGCGAGGCGCCGCAGCACGGCGCTCGCGTTGTTCTGGAGCATCTTCATGCCGCCCAGCGTGTCCGCGCCCTTCTCCCCCATTTGCCCCTGGAGAATCATCGGCAGGCCGGTGGCTTCCTCGGCCATGCGCAGCGCGAAGTTGATGATGTTCAGCAGCTCGGGCTGGCGCGTTTCGATCGTGTAAATCTGGAACGCTTCCTTCACGTCGATGGGCTCGCTGGCGTCGATCCCCTCCTTCGCGCGCCACACCTTGCGCGGCCGGATCTCCCAGACGCCGTCGATCGGCTCGATCGCGTTGCTGTTGACCACGACCTGAGGGCCGGCCGAGATCGCCGCGTTGTCCATCAGGTTGCGCGAGGCGGCCAGCAGCATGCGCTGCGCGGCCCGGATCTGGCGGGCGACGCCGATGCCCCACGGCATGCCGGGGCGTTTCTGCCACACCATCACGTCGTAGGGGAAGGTGCCATCGTCCAGCGGCGACAGCGCGGCGCGGATGACGCGGTGATTGACCATCGTCACCATGGCGTTCACGTACTCCGCCGGCTGGCCGTCCTCGCCGAACATCACGCTCGAGACATCGACCCCGGCCGCCATCAGATCCTTGATTTCGACGAGCCCGTGGTAGTACCAGATTTCGAACGGCTGGGTGCTGAGGCCGGCGGTGCGCTCGATCTCCATCGTCGGCGTCCACATCAGCTCGGGCTGAATCGGCCCCTCGCGCAGGCAGGCGTCGATTTGCTCGGCGATATAGCCCTCGCGCTTCTTCAGCTCGAGCAACCGCTTCCGCGTCAGGTAGTCGCGTTCCCAGACGTAGGCGCCGTCCTGCACGTTGTCGCCGCAACTCGGGTCCGGGAAGAAATTCCAGATGTCGACGACATCACTGGCCGGCACCTGGTCGAACACCACGTCCTTGGTGTTTCGCTGGGTCAGCGGGTCGAAACGCCACGACAGCTTGCGCTTGGTGCGCGGGAACGGGCCTTTCAGCACGCACGTCCCCAGCTTCGAGGCATGTTCGATGCAGATCCGCGCCTTCGCGGCGAACTGGCACTCAACCATCCAGTCGTCAATGCGCTTCGAGGCGCGCTCGGCGTACTCCTTCGCGACCTCCATGATGGTGTCGTAGTACGCCTTCTGCGACACCATCACGCCGCCCTGGATCTCCATCATGGCTTCGGCGCTGGCGTTGGCCTGCAATTCCGGGATGGGCGTGGGCTCGATGGCCCAGCAGCGGTCGTCCGCCGGCAGGAGCATGTCCGCCATGCGCGCCGCGGCGGCATCGACATAGGCGCGCGTGATGTTCAGGAAGATCGTGGACTTCGCGATCTTGGCGCCACCGTCGCCGCTCCGGGTGCTGAACTGGCCTGACGCGGCTGACGGCTTCTGCTGCCGCCACGTCGACTTGTACTCGGCCCGGTTGGCGTCGTCGATGCCGAGATAGTATTCCTCGTCCTCGAGCCATTCATCCTCAACGCCTAGCACCTGGCGCCCGTCGATGGCTTCCCGGCGCAGTTCCGCCAGGGTCAGCCCAAACGCATCAAGCGCCGTGAGCTGATCCTGCTGGTCTGGGGTGTCTCCCGCGACTTCGGTGCGCGGTGCCGGGACGTCAGCCTGCACTTACTTGCCCTTCGCCTTGCGCATTGCCTTCTTCACGATGCCGGCGGGCTTGCGCGGCCGCTTCGGCTTCGGTTTGTCGGGCAATACCTTGCCGATGCGCGGCGGGGCGCTGTCATAGGTCTGCATCGTGTTCTCCTTCAGTAGCCGGCGCCCGGGTCGTAGGTGACGTCGACCGGGGCCACGATCTTGCTGGATGTCTGTTGGACGTAGCGGGCGCTGAACGCCATGACGAGCGCGTCGGCCAGGTTCGGCGAATCGACCTCGCGCGCCTTCATCTGAGCCTTGCTCTCGACCTGAATCTTGCCGTTCGGGTTCAGAATGCGGCGCGGGCGGCTCAGCTCGGCCTGCAATTCATGCAGGCACTCGCATGCGGAGCTGATGCTGATCAGTTCGTCGGGGTCGATGTTGACGATCATCCCCTGCCGCGCGCGGTCCATCGCTTCGAACGTGCGCCGGAAGCGCTCGCGCGCCCAGCTCCACGTCTGCGCCCGGTAGTTCAGGTACATATCGACGGGGCGGCGGTCGTTGCTGGTGTGCTTGCGACCGCGCGACACGCCCGCATCCACCACGCCGCCGGACCCGTGATACATCAGCACCTTCACGCGCCCGGGGTTCAGCGGCGCCATGTAGACCTTCATCACCGGCGCGCCCATGCCGTCGCCATCCACCACCAGGACATCGGAGCGGGCGTTGTCGGCTTCCTCGAACGCCCACGGCACCGCGGTCGCGATGGTCCCGGTCATCATCTGCCGGGCCTGCTTGACCACTGACCCGTGGCGATGCACCAGCGCCTTCGCATCGCCGACGTCCGCCGGGTCGAAGCCGGTCGCCCGAATGCCGGTGGCCGAGAATCCCAGCTTGATGTGGGCGTCTATCGCCGCCGCGACCCACTTCGCCGGGATGAATGCGTCCTCGGCGCTCGCGTTGTAATCACGGTCGATTTCCTGCGCCACCGTGACCTCGTCCTGTTCCTCGAGCTGCTGCTTGTACCAGGCGTCATCCTTGCGAGGGTCGTCACGCCAGTCGAACACGAACACGCGATCCGTGTTGTTGAACCGCATCCGCTTGCGAAAGAACGCATTGCCGTTGCCGTTCGGCGTGCTGATGTCGATCTGGCAGTTGGTCGTCTGGCTCAAAGCTTTGTCGACGCTGTCCTGGTGCTCGACGAAGGCTGCCTCGTCCACCATGTAAATGCTGGCGCGACCGCCGCGGCCGATGTTGTCGCCGGCTTCGCCGATGATGCTGGACCCGTTTTCAGGATTCAGCACCCGCATGTGCGCGTAGCAGTCCTTCGGAGTCCAGCCAGCGGGCAGGAATTCGACCGGCAGCGCGTCGATGAACGTCCGGATCTTCTCGAACAGCGACTTCGGATCGCCGCGCGAGTCGACAAGTTCTTCTTTACGACTGCCGAACCCGACCGTGAAGCCCGGCCAGAACAGCCACATCGCCACCGCGAAGCCGGCGGACAACCAGGACACGCCGCAGTCGCGGGACTTCTCGACGAGCCCGCGTTGCCGGGCCTGCCACATGCCGAACAGCCACCGCATGTACTCGACCTGTTTCGGCCACAGCACAAACGGAATGAACGCCAGCCGCCCCAGCTCGAGATTGCGGGGCTCGAACGTCATGCCCCAGTCCGCCACGAAGTCCCAAGGCGCGTGCTTGTAGTGAGCCTTCAGTACCGCCAGCCGGGCGGGGTCCTTTCTCAATGCCGCGAGAGCTTCCGCGCGAGCCGCGAAGATCGCCGAATAATCAGGCGCCTTGTGATTGAACGCCACGCATGAATTCCCGGTAGAGCTTGGAAGCCTGATCCGGGCTCATATCCGGGGTGATCCCATGGTGATGCGCAATCGGCGCTCCGTCAGGGCCGGAATGCTCGACACGCTCCTTGAACATCCCCAGGTGCTTGCCGATGTCGACCAGGGCCGCGCGCTTGTCTGCGAGCTTGAACTTCACCCGCTTCACTTCGCGCGCATCTTCGCCGCGGCCGTCGACGTAGTCCTCGACGGTCACTTCCTGAAGCGCGGCCGTCTGCTCTTCGGTCAGGTTGCTGAAGTCCAGATACGGATCCCCGCTGGGGCCTGCCCGCATGTAGTTCTTCATGTTGGCGAACCCCAACATCGCAAGCTCTTTCAGCACCTTGTCCGCAGTGATTTCGCACCGCTTGGACCGCTCGGCTTGGCGCTTCGACACCTCAGACTGCACCTTGACATGCCTTAACAGGCGGCTCGCCTGCGATTCCGCCGTTCGCTCGCTATAGCCGGCACGTATCGCAGCCTGTTTCCCGTTCAGGTCGATCATGTATTCATCAATGAACCGAAGCTGCTGAGCTGTCAGTTCTTCGGTAGCCTTTGCTGCGGCCTTCTTCTTGGCCGGCGCCTTCTTCTTCGTCGTCATGTTTCACCTCGTTGTGCCCGGCCAGGGAATCCCCGGGGAGCTTTTCGGCCAGCGCGGCGTGAGCGGCACCAGCCTCAACGGTAGGAGTGGTTCCTCAGCTTTCGTCCGCGGCGACTACTTCCGTGGGCTCGGGCTCGACTTCCGGCTCGGCGCGGG